CATAGAACCGAGTTCATCTCTGATACTGGATCTTGAGCTCCGATGGAGGTTAAAGAGTTTTCGATATACCATAGACCATTAGGACCTTTAAAACCGTGGTCCCAATATCTTACCCAAGGAAGGTCTTCACCTTCTTGTGCTGGTAAGAATCTAACTACAGCATAGCCGTTTCCTGCTTTATCTCTGGTAGGTTTCCAGAATCTTGTGTCCTCGTAAGAATTAGATTCCTTCTTAGTTGTTGAAACTGCTTCTGCAGCCTTTACGAGTTTATCAATAGATGAGCCTCGTGCGCTCTTTAAGTTTTCAAATGACATATGTATTTCTCCGTTTCTTCATTTTATTACTGAATTATCCACTTTCGCATTATATAGACTATATTATAACACATTTTCATGCGTTTGTAAACCCCTTTATCAACATTAATTTACATTTTGTTGAGTCAAAGTCTACGAAAGGTTTATACTTTTCGATTCTCCTTTTCGTATCAGGCCAAAGAATGGTATCTGATATTTTTTTGGATTCACGAGGTATGAACCTTACCAATGAGTCAAGAATAACAACAGTCTCTAAACTGATTTCTTCTTGCATCATTAATTCTATTACGAGAGGTAGTTGACCATCATAAGATATAAAACACTTATCAAACTCACTTTCCTTCTCTGTTAACTTATTTATATCGACCGAGAACACTCGATGAATACTTTCCTTAATTCTTTTATATTTATTATAGTTATCATCACCACTTTCGTTAACCATATCTCCAACATAAGATACGCCTTCTTTAAAGTTTGATACGTAATAACCTATAATATCATTATCATATTTCTTAGCTATCTTCGCAAAGAAATACTTATCCTTTCTCCTAAAAAAGGATTGGGCAGATACATTAGATTTATAGTTATATTTAATTGCGTCATAGTTGGTTTCAAAGTGAAGCCTTAACGCGTTATATAGTTTATAAGAGTCGAATGGGTCTGTCATATTGGTAACTTGTTTCCCTTTGTCTTTCCACGGATTAGGTTAAGTGATGAAGCTTCATGTTCAATCTTAGCCTTAAGTGAATCTGTCAATAGTCTTTTTAGATTCTGGTAAGGCATACCACGTTCCTCTATAATCATAACTGCCGCATCTATATACGAAGTTTGTTTAGTTTCTGCTACTAGCTTTTCTACCGCCAGTGAAAATCTTTTCTTTGTCATAATTTTGTGTTTAAACACTTCTTTATCTTTTTCTGTCATAATGTCCTAAGTAATATACAATCCGCATTAACTCTTCCGTTAGGAGATGTAACTTTAGTTGTAATTTTATCCGACCAAACCTTTTCGATTTGTCTTGGAGTTTTTGTTAATATTAAAGGTAGTATATCTTCTGGCTTTCTTAATTTAGCACACCTCGATAGTTTATCATCAAAGTTTTTTATTGTAGTACCACCTACTTCAAGCCCTGCAGTAGCAGAGGTTACATATTCATATAAAGTTCTATTTTTAGTATTAAATATAAATACAGTAGAAGAACCAGGAACTGCTATAGGATTAATAGAAGTTATTTTAAAATCAGTATCCTCAACCTTATACTTTAGGCTCTTAACCTGAACATCAGTTGATTTTCTTTTCTTAATTCTAGGTCCTCTTTCAGCCTTATATGATAGTTTTAGTTTATCCAAGTCTAAGAAGATTGCATCCATTTGTTTTACCATCTTCTTTTTATTGGCGAGACTAATATGTGAATAAGCCTCGACAGCCTGGTCACAAGATTTGTTTATTGCGTCATTGACTAAAGTATACTCTTCATCAACTAATTTTTTAAAGTGTGAAATTGCATTACTTTTTAGTCCAGCATTTTTAAATTCTGTAAACACATCTATAGATTGTTTAAATTCATTATTTAACCAACCTTCTACTATTGTTCCATCCCATAGTTCATATACAGTATCCATTACCTTTCGGCGAGTCCTTTCAACAGGAGAGATTATAGGTGGTGCATTTTTCTTTTCTGCAGTTTTTTGTACAGTAATAGTTTTACCATATTCTAACATCTTATCTAAATGTTCTTGTACCTTCTTATGTTGTTCTTCTGTATGTTCCCAACCTCTGTAATGTAATCGACAAACTGCTTTAACATTAGTAACTAATCTCCAGTCCTCGACTTGTTTTAGTGCTTTAATTTCACTTATATCATAGTAACACATTTCTTCTGCGTATTTAAGTACATAAGGAACATAGTCCTTTAGTTTAGAAAAATAGTTATACCAATGCGCAGCCTGTGTCCACTGTGATCTTTTCTCTCTATCTGACATTGCAGCAACTTCGCCATAATTCCAAAAGGGTTCAGGTCCCATTTTAATTTGGTCAATGTTTAGTCTTGCTGACCTACTCTTTGCTCTTTTTTGTTTTCTTGTAGCCATAATTACTCACTTAAAGTGGGGAGTGTATCAAGTTGTAAAATAAAAGGAGTAGATACACTCGCCCGAAACTTATTTAAAATGTAGGAGTCTCCTTAATACCTACCACCCAATTCTCTGCCGCATTTTCTGCATATGATTCAGACTTATTATCATACCATTCTATACCAACACTTTGATTTGACTCAAAGAACTTGACACCAAATGTTCTATCTTCCGTACCTACTGACCTAATGACAATAGCCTTTCTATCACCATCTGTTATTTCAGTTAAGTTCATATATTTATTAGTCATTATTTTCTCCTAGTTTGTTACCATAATAATCATGAGTACCTGCCTTATGTTTTTTCTTAATTGATTCATGTTCAGTTGCTGCAATTATAGATGATAATATAAAAAACCAAGAACTACCCAAGAATATAACTATTGATAAAAACGTATTCATGCTGTCTTAGCGAACGCCTCTACTAACATAAGTATCATTAGTGTTACGATACCTCCGTATAAAAAGTACATTGCTGCGAATGTTTTATCCATGGATCTGTCCATCTCATCAAATCTGGTCATGACCTTATTAAAGGCTTCTTCTGTTTCTAAACTTAAATCGTTTAAGTTATCGTAAATATCTTCGTTATTATGCATAATTATTTTCCTATATGTTTAACATCCTGCCTAGGTATCACTTGATACGCACCTTTATTGTAGGCTGGAGCAATTGTGTATTTTTTAGATTCTTCTTGTGCGATTAGTCTGTCTTTCATAGACTCTAATGCACTTTTTGCGTCGTGACTACCTAAAGTCATAGTCGCACTTTTATATGTTTTTGTTGTTCTTTTTGGAGTAGAACTTAACTCAAATGTTTGAAACCCTGTAGGTTTAATCTTAGGAGCCTTGGTAAACGCCTTAGTTTTTCTTTTACGTCCGTGTTGGTCGTATCTTAAGCTGTTTACTAAATTAATCATCTTCCAACTCCTGACCTTTCATATGCACAGACTAAATCTGGACCTTTTAATTCTTCTCCAAACGTATGAATATGTTTACCATTCTGAGTTCTTTTTATAAGTCCATTGTTATAAGAAATATCAGTAACTGATTTATTATCAACAGTATCTTCAGGCCTTGTGTCATAAAACATTGAAGACATTGAGTGAGAGTGGATTTCATTTATTGTTTTTGCCCACTTTTCAGACTCAAGTTTTAGTCTCTGTGTTTCTACTTCTTTGGAGTACTGACTCATGATACTATCTCCTTATTTCTTTTTGGGTTTTCAATGATCTTTAAAAGCTCTTTTAACTTCCTGGTCCACATCATTTTGAATCCAGGATCTTGAGCGTTATCTCTTACTCTAAGAAGAGCAGATATCCTACGAATGTCTATTTTCATTTGGTCCATATTAATTCCAGTCATCGTGACTCTTCATTTCGTTATATACGTCCATATAAGAAGACCCTGCAATATAGTCTTGCGTATTCTTATCACTGTAGTGCATATTTTCTTCTTTAAAACATTCTAAAGAACCAGGTGATTGTTTTCCTGCCTTCTTTACTTGTTGTGTAAGATGTGACTTAGGTCTTGAATAAACCTTACGAACAGTCGCATCGAATTCTTTTTTTGCTTTGGCCTTTTCAGCGGCCTCTTTTATCATTTGCATTCTATCTTTCATAACAAACTCCTTTAATTTTTTTAAGACCTTCAGCTTTTGCAGCTTCTGGAAATTTAGTCCATAAAGTTAATGCAATTTTTTGTTGTATTGCTTTAACATCTTTTCTAGTTAGTTTTGAGTTAGCTTTTATTAATGTTCTAACCATGAATGTTTTCTTTAATGTAGCTAGTAGTTGAGCTGCATTCATTTTGTTTAACTTTGTCATTTCCATATTAATCTCCTTTATTTAATATAAGATATATTATACTATACTTTACTTTAAATGTAAACACTTTTTTTAAATTAATTTGCATACATCTGAAATAAGTTTCTAATTAAGAACATTAATCCTACTCCATTCAGTAGTATTAGTGCTCTATCCTTCCATAAGACCGATACTATTAACCATAGGAAAATTCCTATAATAGATAAGTATAAATCATAAACTTGCATACCTTCTACTCCACGAATACTCATTGCGAGTAAAACAAAAGCAGAGGCGACCCACTTAAAATACCAATCAAGGGTATATTTAGGAGTGGCCGATTTAAAAATTCTTTTCGAGTTTTCTATTTCTTTTGGGTCATAGTTTGACATTATACTATACTACCCATAGTTAAAATTAAAGAGACCACAAGCATACACTCTATGAAATCTCTATCCAGCAGTCCTAGCTTTTTCATACTGCGTAATAATCCCAACCATGCTTTGCACATAGTTCCTGAACACGAGCCCATGCCTTAGGGTTCATGGCGAAGAAGTCATCGCACCTACGGCACTCCTTCTTAAATGTTAATACATATTCTCTATCACTCATATTATCTCCTTTTATTTAATATACAACCATTATACACTATTTTGAACCAAATGTAAAGTGTTTTGTTAAACTTTTTTGTTACAATTGTGTTACATTGTTTCATAAATGTTTACAACTACCTCTAAATTTAAATCCAGGACAAGTGCACTTACCATCTTTAATATAATAAGTATTTCCATTAGAACCTTCTACGGCAATTCCTCTATCGCCATTATCAACAGTCCCAACATTTTCAAACTTTCTTCGAGCCTTTGAAAATTGTTTTATGGGTTCTTTAAATTTTTTGTATACGCCATTGGCAGGAGTATATGCAACTAAGTAACCATAGTCATTTACATAGTATGTTCCATTAGAGACACTTCCAGTTCCCCAATCAGTAACTTCTTTTAGTATAGTAATCATTAGTAACCTACTACAGATGTATAAGGAGTAAAGTAACCTTGAATACCTATAGCTGAGTTATCACACCCTCTGTGATCGGACCAAACTTCAAGTTCGACTTTTTCAAAGATAGATAAGCCTATAAACTCTTGATCCCACTTCTCAGTGCTGTAAAGTTTACCACCAGCGTATTGTCCGTCAATGGTTATTGGTCTAACTTTTATCCAGTCTTGACCATAATCAGTAACGTAACCTCTACGGCCTTCATTATCTTTGACATATCTGACCTCGTCTCCAATTTCTATGTATTTTACTTTTTGCATATTATCTCCTTTTATTTAATATACAACCATTATACACTAATTTCAGGTGCTTGTAAAGTGTTTTCTTAAACTTTTTTGTTACAATTGTGTTACATTGTTACAGGATTGTAACAAAGGAAATTACTTAAATGTATATATCGTAATAAGCTCTTCTTTACCCTTAACCTTAATGTTACCTATCTTCCTAGAGGTAATGTTGGTAAGTTGTTCCATGGTATTACTTGAATAGATTGTTTTATGTTCGAGGTACTCTCCTCTCGCTGCTGTTGCTTCGAGTCTTGCAGCGAGGTTGACTGCGTCTCCGATGACAGAGTAATCAAACCGAGACTCACTACCCATATTGCCAACAATGCAATCGCCAGTATTAACACCAGTTCCGACATTGATGGGGGGTAAACCCTGTTCTTTATATCTTCGTCTAAGTTCATCTGTTTTCGCCTCTATTTCTATTGCTGACTTTACAGCCATTTCTGCGTGATTAGGACAATCTAATGGGGCGTTCCAAAATGCCATAATGCAATCGCCCATATATTTATCTATAGTCCCACCATTATTTAGTATAATTTTAGTCATAGAATCTAAGAATTCATTAATAAGTATGACCAAACCCTCTGGGTCGTTCTTGTTTTTATAGTGTTCTGATATAGGAGTAAACCCTACTATATCCATAAAGAGAAAGCTCATCTCTTTTCTCTCTCCGCCCAATGTTAATAGTGATGGGTCTTTCTGTAACATATAAACCATATCAGGTGATAGATAAGTTCCAAACTGTTTCTTAATCTGTTGTCTTAACATAAACTGTTTATAGAAGTTATTAAAACTGGATGAGGTAAAGGTTAATATAAATAATAATATAGGATAGGTAAGATCCAGGAGAATGAAAAATTTATTCCAAACATAATAAACAGTTAAGATTGACCCGAAACAAAAGACCAGAAATCCGATTCCGGAAGCCCAAACCGGTGCTCGATATACCAACAGGATTAGAAGAACAGCAAGAATTGTCGATACGAGAATTTCTATTACAGCCGTCCAGAGAGGACGTGAAATGGAGTTCCCGTCAAGGACAGTTTGAATCGAAGATGCCTGAAGTTGATGAGCCGACTGAAGACCTATGGGAGTGGGAATCTGAGCTGAAAGTCCTGAGGCAGTTAGCCCAATCAGAACAATTTTACCCTGAAGATTTGGAATAGTATCGCCGTACTCTAATTCAGTAAACGAGTAATTAGTACTAACCCATATTGACCCATTAGGATCTGTAGGTATTTGAAAGGGTCTTAATATAATCTCTTCAATACCCGTATCATTAACTTTTACAGTGTATGAAGGTTTTTCATTTGCAACTCTTATTACTTCTAAAGTAAACGATGGATATAATTGTTGATTTATTTGTGACAGTAAAGGAATTCTTCTTACTACGCCATCAACTTCTGGCATACCATTAATTAGACCATGACCCCATGCACCTGATTCTATTTCTGGTATATTGGTTACTAAACCATCATATTTAATAACCCAGTCATTAGGGTCTCCCGTACCAAATATTGCAGTTCCAACATATGGTGCACTATTACTTCTACCCCTAGGACTTGCATCCTGTGATAGTATTATTCCATTATCCTTTACCCATGACGCAAAGACTTCATCTCCCCCAAACCTATCAGCCTCTGGAAACATAATAGTAAATCCAATTAAACCCGCGCCGGCATTACGCAAGTCAGAAATCATTTGTGCAAACTGATGTCTAGGATACGGCCATTGACCAAACTTTGCTAATGAGTCCTCTCCAATGTTAATTAGTACGATATCGTTTGATTGTGTATCAGGTAACGTCTGAATGTATTGATCGAATGTATTAAGTCTAGTCTGTTCTATTAGAATAGGATCTGACACTCTTATTAAAGTAAGGCATATAACAAGTGCGACAGTAGTCCATACAGAAGTTAAGTACTTCATTATTTATAAATTACAGAATAATTATTATGAATAGCATAGACATGACCGATATTAAGTGCAGTTACTTCCCAAGATTCAAAGTTATTTATCATATAAGACCCTAATATAAACTTCACCAGTACTAGTTTTTCTAGTGACGGGTCTTTACCCACTAGAGGATTGACCTCATATACTCCAGACTTTTTTAAACCTCTATGAGTAGTCCACACATCTGCAGCTGCTAAAGTCCAAAAGATTTTTCTCTGTAGGGGTGTTGCTGGATTCTCAGGTTCGGCAAATTGTAAAAATCTTTTATCAGGGTGTTCCCAATCTTCATTATATTCTATTGGAGTTTCATCGACTGGAAGTGTTAAATCTAAGTCCACCGAATAAGTAAATGGTGATAATAGTAATAGTATTAATATATATTTCATTGTTGAGTTACCGATGTACTACAACCACCGACTGTCATACAATCAACTGATATAGTATAGTTCTGTGTACCATTAGTACCAAATTGTAATAAGGTTAAGTCAGTTCCATATAAACCATCAAGAGTTATATTTGCAGTATGTGGCTGATTGGATCCTTTCTGACGAACAAACACATCGTTATAATCATTGTAGATTGTTAAGTTTGTAGTCTTTGAAGCTTTGCCTTGTTGTTTTATTTGAACTTCGTTATGGTCACCTGCTACATGCAAATTAAAGTTATGTCCGTCAATTGCATTCCACTGATTTGTTTGTTGAACTGCTAACTTATTATAATCACCATACATTGTAATGGCCATTTCGTGGCCGCCAGCTTCATCTCCATCGTGATTCCAACCTAAATCAGTTTCAGAATCTAATGTAGACCATCCAATACCTTGTCCTAATTTCATTTGATTACCCGTACCACTAATCTCATCAAATATAATTGAGTTGGGTAGACTACCAGAACCAGTGTTGAATTGAACCAAATACATACCTAGACTTCCTGCTGTAATATACGAACTAGCATCTAGCATTTTAATTTCATTATCATAACCAATTTGTTCTATACCTAGTTCAAAATTATCACCAGACTGTTCTATACTAATAACATTATCATCAGCAAAACACATTGCTGGTAATATTAACATACCTAAAATAAATAGTAATTCTTTCATAGTATACCCCATTTAAAACACCGTTGTGCACGGTCGTTAGCAAAGTTCTTAGCTGCTTCTATTCTTAGACGAATAGTTTTTTGTTGAGGCTGATAATATGCATCCATAACAAGTTTCTTGTCGGTAAATGACTGCATAGCTTCTATAAGGTTGTTATCTTTTTGTCGTTGTTGCATAACAGAAAGTGCTAAATCATAATCTTTTTTACATTCATCCACATCATCAGCAAAACTAGTTAGTGGTAATAATAACATTAGAGATATAAAAATAAACTTTTTCATTAGGCTCCCCAAGGTTTAACCCAATAGTTGTAAAATACTTTTTTAAATTTATTAATCATATAGTTATTTATACCTATTGTTGGTTTATCATAACAATGATATCTTCTGAATCATTACCTGTAATTATACCTTCCCAAGTAGGAGTTCTTGTGTCAAGCGTAAAATTGGATCCTGCCTCAAATTGTATTTCTATAGAACCATTTACATTGCGGTAAAAAACTAAATCGCCATCTCTTAAAAAAACATTGTACTGCGACTCGTCGTTCTTCCCTCTTCTGGCTCCTTTAATATCAAATTCTCCAAGTGTATCAAATAAATTACCAGAATCAATTACTTCCAGTACATCTATTAAAAATTCTACATCTAACTCGTCTATATCTAATTCAGTTGTATCATCTAATAAATCTTCTTCAAGTTCATTATCTTCCAATTCAGTAAATTCTAAGAAGTCAATATCCAGTAATCCAGTATCTTCATTCTTATCATCTTGAAGTTCTTCTCTAATTTTATCCTTTATCTCTGCGGGTGGATTTACTATGAACATATTATCAATAAGTGCAGGTGTTATACCCGTAATAATAGTTGCTGAAGTTGGAGGACTGTCAGTAGTAGATACCATAGTTGCTGCATAGGCTTCATCTAGTACTACTGTTCCTGCCAAATTAGAAACCTCTATAACACCAGACGGGTCTCCTTTATCGTCCGGGAGCAGTATGATTAGACTTCTACCCAATTCGTCAATGGTAGTAGTAAAATCAGTTCCCCTTACTGCGATAGTGGCTGTAGGTGTTTGTATGTTTATATTAGCACTATTAACTAAACCTAATTTACCTGACGCAAATCTTGCAGTACCCATAGCCATCTTTAATGACATTTTGGATAAATTAGGATTTGGGTCGTAATATATTTCGTCAATATATACTAATGAATGTTCTTTTAATTGTAGTTCAGCTTTATCTAAAAACTCTATTAACATTCGACCTTTGGCAGTTTGTGCCTGGTCGTATAACTCTATTTGTTTTGTTTGAATTGCTTCTTTGTTACGAAGAACTGACGTAACTCCAGTAGATTCTCTAACATCACCAATAGGATTAGCAAAACTAATCCCACTGATGAATAGCAGACTAAGAGTCGCCGGCCGTATCTTTTTGTGTAATTTGAATAATAGCATTATCCGAAGTTACATCCAAAATTATATTTGCGTTAGGTGAAGCACAAGCAACCCCAGCACCTGATGCACAAGTACCAGATATTTGATTTACATCTATATCAGCACTATCACCTACTAAAGTAAGTTCAAAGTTTTGTACACCATCATTTTGCAAGGTATTAATGTTATTACTGTCACCAGTAATATCAAAATTCCAAACGTTATCATCAGACTCAAAATCTAAATCAAACACATTGGAATTACCAATTAAAATTAAATCAGCATCTAGTCTTTCAGCACTTACTGCATAACCCTGATCAATATCAAAAGTGTTACTATCTCCAGTAACATCAAAATTAATATTAGAGTCATCAGAACTACCAACGTAACCAATGTTCCAGTCTATTACATTGGAATCTCCAGTAAAGTCTAGTGTATAATCACTATTATCAGCTTTAACTGGTCCAAATAGAACATTTTGATTACCTTCGAAATCTAAATCAAATTCTAAACTTGAACCTGTAATTAACATTACAGACCCTGATCCACTTGAAAAATTATCTCCACCGATTTTGTTTCCAAATCCGATTTGATCTACATATAATTTAAGCGTATCACCAGCTTGTGTTATTTTGATTTCGTTATCATCAGTAGCGGCAGCAAAAACAAATGTTGTCGACATTAGTAATAAAATACTTAAAATTTTATTCATTTTCGTTATCCCCTTTTATATAATGACCATCATTTGTCCCATCGTGTTGATGGGGGTGTCGATGACCATCCTTGATTACCCAGAAGCCTCTATCGTGGCCCTGGTATATTAGTTCCAGTACTGCAGCCTCAACAGCTGTTCGTACCGCATATGTCACACTCTCATTATTTCCCACTCCGTCCTCATACTCAACTAAGGTAGTGCTTTGATCGACGAATCGAAAAATATCACCACTGCCACCATAACTAAGAATAGTTTTTTTGGCTTGGACGTTTAATAATATTTCACCAGTTAGAACAGAAATTCCTCTAACCGATACGGTTACGACATCTTGTGTATATCGTTTACTCTTACCAATACCTAGAAGTCGTGCGCCCCGACCTCCAGTTCTGATATTAGTATCATAACCTATAATCCCACCATCTATTATCATTCCTGCGAATAGTAATGGGTTTAGAGGTTGCGGACCACCGTCGCCCGCAAAGTCTTGTCTTGCTGTCCTAATAATCTGTCTTTCTCGTACTAAATTATCAAGACCTTGTCTTTCTACTACTCTAAACCAGGTACCACCACCTGCTGTTTTGAGAGCATCTATTAACATTTCAGCACCACCTTGGGTAACTGCAGTAGAGAAGTCTGCGATACCTTCTCTGTTTTTTCTTTGTCCTGTTTTGTCATTAAACCCATATACAGCAACTACTGGTTTTTCTTTGGCCTCTGGTAGGTTTAATAAATCTAATGATGTAGGTAGTCTAATTGGTTCTGCTTCATCTATGCAGATATAAGAGTTTTTTACTTTTTTTTCTACATGGGCAGCCAAGTAATTTCCAAGGTATCTATGATCTTCAAGTTGTATTTGTCTGCACTCTTCTGGCTTATCAGACCATATAGGTGTACTAGATTCATTTAATAAACCTAATAATAAAAGTAATCCTAGAGCTTCCATTTAACCATTATCCGAATCTTGACTAAAGTTACCACTGCCTATTGGGATTTCAATTACAGTAGAAGTTCCATTTTCATCTACTATTGTCATTTTAATATACTCAGTACCATCAGCATTGGTTAATACTTCATATGTAACAGTACTACCTTCTAGGACAAATGAGCCAAATCTTACAGAGGTATCGTTACTAAACATAGATTCCACTAACTGTTTAGACATTTGAGAATATATACGGCTCTCTAAATTACGAATAAATTTGGCCATAGTGGTATTTTCTTCTGCTCTTGCAGCTGCTTTTCTTGCTGCTTCCATCGCATCTTCTATTGCTTTTTTACGTGCGTGTTCCTGGTTCTCAACTGTAAGGTAGTGTGCACCTGTTCCGATACCACTAAAACTAGGATTTTTAAATGTTTGAACTATATCAGCTTTAGTTGGTAGACTCATAAAATAAATAATTAGTATACCTATAACAGTTATTAATATAGTTGGTAAATTATGTTTTATTTGCATTTTCATTTCCTTTCTTTTTTTCATTCTCTCTGTATTCTAAAACAACATTTACTTTTTGCTGTAAACGTATTAGGTCTTGATCTAACATTCTAACTTGATCTATTACCCGTATTAATGCAAAGTGCATTTCATCCAATTTAGGCTCTATGTGTTCTCCAATATACCACCAAACATAATATATAAAATAACCCAACCCAACTGCCATTACAATTGGAAACCCATAATCAGAAATTGCCTGTGCGATATCCATTAATCTCTTCTAGTATCTATCTTACCATCTTCGATAAAATTTTCGGCACGTGCTATTCTGTCGGTATCGGGTCTTAAATTTAAAGCAGACGATACTAACAAATCTATTTTTATTACTTCATTGCTCATAGACCTTGCTCTACTTTCTAGCCCTTTTGCAAAGATAGTTAGTGTGTTTATCTTATCTACTATTCCTTCTAGTATTTGCTTTATTACTAAAAAAATAAAAAATCCCATAACTAAGGATCCTGCTATAGGAGCTCCGACATCCGCAATGAGTGTAAATATACTCTCCATTGAACTATTTATAACATTTTTTACCTTAGATGCTAAAAATCCCTCACTCTGAGCAAGGGATTTGGCTCTACAATTTAATTAGTGAGTATGTGCGATTTTTACTGCTTTAATGTTAGCTGTAGCTGCAGGTACTTCTAATGTCTCTTTTGAGTTTTTTCTAATGTTAATTACTTCATTGTTTGCTATTGATATAGTACCTAGTACAGTACCTCCAACATTCTTTAAAGTTACTAATTTAGTTGCACCATTTAAGTTATGAACTCTCACAACTTGAGCATTTGAAACACTAGACGCAGTATTACTTAAATCAACTTCAGTAGATAAAATTTTAACTGTTAATGCCATATTTCTCTCCTATTTCCTTCTTTGTTTTATGCCAGTCTGAGTATCTAAAAAGACCTTTCTTTTCGTTACACCAAAACCAACCTTTTTGTTCTTGAGTTTCTTCTGTATTATAGTAGGTTAAAGAGCCTCTAGTCTCGACATAAGTCGTTCTGCTCTGTTCGTTACTTGTTTGTACCATCTTGAATCCCGTCCTTCTACGGCCGCTGTCGACCAATCACCACTCTGCAGCGCTGCATTGTGCTTTCTAAATTTACTCAAGCGCGTGAGTCCCATATTAAACATCATATTTGCGACAACTTGTTTTACCTCTTGTGGGTAGCCGTCCCAACCATCATGTAATTTTTTACAATCTTCGATTACTGTTTCTACATCTTTGGCGAAACATTCAATAACTCTATCCTCTGCCACTGGAGTACCGACCTCCAACCCATGTTCTGGGTCTCCTTCGAGTACCAAGTGTCCAATCCCAAATGTAGGGTAACCGAGATGATCATGATAAACTTCATTTACCTGTCCCTCGTCTATAATTAATTGTTCTCTTAATTGATCTACATCAATCACTGTTTTTTCTTCTTTATTCCAAAACATTTTATTCTCCAGTTTTATTTTATCCCAAAATAGTACATCTATATCTTTAGTATCTATTTTATAGGTAGTACCTTGTATATGCCTTGACATATTTAATTTCTCCAGTCGTCCCCTTAATAGTCATTCCATATAACATTATCTTATCTGATATATCAGCGGTATGAGAAAATGTTATG